CTTTGAAAGGAGGGACAGAGGTGAAAAAGGAAGACGTAATCGGAGTATTGGCTGAAAGAATAATTGCTAATCTTCCAGCTATAAAAGGAATTCAGCTGCCAATTCCTCGTATTCCAAAAGCCGGTAAGTTTGATGAAGAAGAATTTGTCTTGTTGATTTCTGATATTCAGATAGGACACAAAACTCATACCTTTAATCTGGAGGTTGCTAAAAAGCGTTGCGAGACTCTCATTAAGGGGCTTGCCAAGATTACGGCAATTCATCGGGCGTCGCATCCAGTGAGGAACATAAATCTCTTTCTTTTGGGAGATAATATACATAATGAAACCATTGGGCGTTTTCTTGACTTAGACGAGTTTGATGTTGTAGTTAAAAAGCAAGTCTTTGAGGGAGCAATTCCTATTCTGTCTCGGATTATCGCTTTTTGCGCTGCTAACTTTAGACAGGTTAGGATTTGGGCGGTTAGGGGCAATCACGGCAATATGGGTAAGTTTGCCGCTACCACGACTAATTTTGATGACGTTGTTTACGAATTCTTGAGGAGCGAGTTTCGCAATCAGAAGAATGTCGAGTTCCATTTGACCGACAACTTTTATCAGGTAGCCAAAGTTATGAATACTCGCTTCCTGTTAGTTCACGGCGATAACATCCGTATGTGGATGAACATTCCATCTTATGGTATTACCCAGCGTCTTATGAGGTGGCAGGGAAGTATCCAAAACTTTGACGTAATGGTTCTTGGGCATTTCCATAATTTTGTCCATCAGGATTGGAATGACAAGGAATTTATCGTCAACGGCACTTGGGTTACCGATGATGACTATATTCGCAAAACTATTGGACTCACTGGTTCTTGCGTGCAGGTTCTGCTGTCGGTTCATCCTCGGCAGGGAATTACTTTTACGAGAAGAATTCGCCTAACCAATGGAGGTGAGAAATGACGGCAAAACTGGCTTTAGTGGTTTGGGAAGATGCCGTTTTGGTTCAGAATCTTTCTTTAGCTGAACTGAATAAAAAAACAAATTTCCTTTGTGAGTCTAAATCCGTTGGTTATGTTTTAAGGTGCGGAGATTCATTAGCTATTGTTCAAACTATTCAAGATGTTGATGAGAGGGCAACCGCCGATGTATTGTTTGTTCCTAAAAAGTGGATAAAGGAAATTATTTACCTAAAGGAGGTGAGAAATGGCAGAAAAGGAAAAGCTAACAAGAAGACTTGATACTTTTCACGATTCTCAAAAATGTCGGGGCAGGGTTCAAATAGTGTTTATTTACCTTGCCGAAGGTTTTGAGTTTTGGGTTGAAGGGGTTTGTATGAAGTGTGGAACTTTTATTCGTTCTGTAACTCCTCTAGAGCAGTTAATCTCTATGACTCCTAATCCGAATAATCGCCCCTTCTTTAAACCGCCGTTGGAGAGACAACAAGGTCTTTCTAAAGAAGATAAAGACTTTTTGAAGGATTTGGGAATCAATAATGGTGAGTAAATCCTATGTTCCTCCTTGAGTTCTTCCTGGCTCTCTCTAAAAGAACCAGGGATTTAAACCCGACTATGAGTGCTCTCTTGTTAAAACCTAATTAAGATAAAGAGAAATTAAAACTATGAAAAAAGAAAAGATAGAAAAAGAAAAAATAAATTAAACTAATAATATGGATGAAAAAGAACAAAAAACTGAAAATACAGATGGGAAACAATCAGAAAAGCCGTGGTTATGGAAGCCTGGACAATCTGGTAATCCAGCAGGACGTCCAAAAGGCGCTAAAAATTTTACAACTTTATTTGAAAAAGCGGTAAAAGAAGTGGCTAAAAAATTAGAACTTGGAGAAGACCCAGATGCGGTAGAAATTCAGATTATTCAAAGAGGGATAAAAGAAGCATTAGCAGGCAAATATCAATTTTACAAAGATATCTTTGACCGAATTTATGGACAGCCAAAACAGCCAATTGATGTAGATTTTAAGCCCACGCCATTATTAGATGCCGTATTTAATAACAACCGCAATAAAGAAAATAGCGAACCTGAAACAACGGATTAGGGTTGTGCAGGGCGGGACCGGAGCAGGAAAGACGATAGGAATAATAGCCGTTTTAATTGATTTAGCCCAAAGAGATGAAAAGCCAACGGTTACCAGCGTTGTTTCGGAGAGCTTTCCTCATCTTAAAAGGGGGGCAATGCTTGATTTTTTAAATTTGATGAAAGAACACGGATATTTTCGGGAAGAGAGGTGGAATAAAACCGACTATGTTTATACCTTTGAAACCGGGAGCAGGATAGAGTTTTTTTCGGTTGACCAGCCCGGTAAAGTAAGAGGACCAAGACGAGATAGGTTATTTATAAACGAAGCCAATAATATATCCTTTGAGACCTTTGAACAATTAGAGATTAGAACCAACGAGTTTATATTTCTGGACTATAACCCTGTTAGTGAGTTTTGGGTATTTGATAAAGTGTTAAATCGTCCTGATGTGGATTATATTAAACTTACTTATCTTGACAACGAGGGGCTAGACCAAAGAATTATAAACACCATTGAGCAAAGAAAAAATCGCAAGGGCTGGTGGCAGGTATATGGTTTAGGGGAATTGGGCGAGGTAGAGGGCAAGATTTATAAAGATTGGCAGATAATTGATGAAATTCCCCACGAAGCAAGACTGGAGAGATATGGACTGGATTATGGCTACGAGAATGATCCGACATCAATCGTAGCGGTGTATTATTATAACGGTGGATATATTTTTGATGAAATTACTTATCAAAAAGGACTTTTAAATAAACAGATAGCCGATATCCTATTAAATCTTCCCTCGGCTATAGTTGTAGCTGATGCCGCTGAACCAAAGTCTAACGACGAATTAAAAGCTTATGGATTAACAGTTATTCCGTCTCAAAAAGGGCAGGGGTCGGTATTAAGGGGAATTCAGTTTGTTCAATCTCAGAGGTGTTCGGTAACCAAAAGGAGTGTTAATATCATTAAGGAATACCGTAATTACTTGTGGCAGGTTGACAAAGATGGTAGAATTATTAACGAGCCAGAACATCAATGGTCGCATTCTATGGACGCTATTAGATATGCGATGGCAAGTCTTGAGGTGGTTCAGCGTCCAGACGAAGAAGAACGGGCCTCCCGCCTTTTAGCGAGATTAAAAGCCGTTTCCGATCAACGATGAAACAAGAACAACAAAAACAAAGACGCCCGCGTTTAACAGATCCCGAAGAGTTTGCTATAATTAGAGGGATGTATTTTGATGGTTTAACCCCCAAAGAACCAAGTGAAACAAAAGACCGCTGGGAAAAAAGAAATAAAAACAAGATAAACCAATGCCGCTGACTTATACTTTTGAAATTACGCCAAACGAAAAAGAAATTATAGACCAATTAAGGACTTTAAAGCCCTATGAAACAATAACGATAATGGCTGATGCTGTCGGGCGACCCGATAGCTATATTCTTACCCGCAGTTCAAAGGCGCTTTTGCTTAAAGACAAAGATCCGCAGCCCATAAGAGCAAAAGTGCATTTTCAAGATTGATATGCTGTTTCAAGATTGATATGCTATAATTAGTTTGTTATAATAATCCTAACGAAGCTGACCGAAGTTCCGGAAGCCTCTACACAGGGGGCTTTTTATTTATGAAAAAAATTATCAATTCTCTTGTTAATCTAAAAAAGAATTACGATGGCTATATTCAGATATTGCCGGGTTTAACTTTTAGCCAAAAGGATAAGATCCGATTAGTTGAGTTTTATGGCAATTCTAAATATCTCAATGGCCAAAAAGACGAATTTGGCAGAATTAAGTTTTTTTATAATGTTTTAAACGGAATTTGCGACGTGGAAAACGCCGCTAAAGATATTGATACCAAAGATGTATGGGCGGTATCAGATGACGGAGAACATTATACGGAATCTTTTATCCTTTCAAAGGATATTTACGAGTGGATGAAAGAAGCCAATTTTGCCCAAACCCTAAACGAGATGATAGACACGCATACCCGCTATGGCTCGCTTTTGGCTAAGAAAGTGATTAAAGACGGCGAGTTGAGAATTGAAATTCCCGAATGGAAAAATCTAATCACCGACCAAGTAGATATTATTAACAATCCAATTGTAGAAATTCATTATTTAACCCCTGCCGAGATTCTTGAAATGGAGGGCTGGGATTTATCTAATGTTCCCGAAAAGTGGTTAGAGTCCAATAAAAGGCTTCCTGTTTACGAGGTGAGAGGCAAGTTTTCTTTGGCTCATTATAAAGAGTGTATTGGTCAAAAATATACCAAGGCTGATGAACGCAAGTTTAGCAATCAACTTTATTATTTCATCGGTGAGCCTGGAAGCGAATTAGAGGATTCTAAAGACATAAACGAAAAACTGGTTTTGGTTTATTGGGAAAATAATGTTGAACAGGTATATAAATATCTTGCTCGCAAAAAGAAGGCTGGAAGAGCTTTTGGCGTAGGAGTATTTGAAGAGGGTGAAGAAGCTCAAGCGGGAATTAACGATGCTGTTTTGAAGCAAATGAGGGCAATGGAATACACGACTAAAGTTATTGCTCAAACCGCTTCCAAAAAGCTAAGGGGCAGAAACTTATTAGTAGAAGCGGACGATGGAACGATTTTAGAACACGAAGAAGGAAAACCGATTACCAATCTTCAGCTTGGACCATCGGGAGGGTTGGCTCAATTCCAAAACTTAATAGATCAGTGGTATAACCAGCTTCAAAAAACCACTTCC